ATGGAATCCGTGTCAAGGATTAAAATGGTTTCGTACAATTGAAGGAGATACGCGCTTATGTCTTCGTCGTCCTGGCCCTAATTGGCTTTTAGGCAAAGGGTTTTAAGGTGCTCGGAACGAATTCTAGAGGACACCCATCGATTATAGTATTGATCCGGATTCAGAAGGCAATGACGAGCGAAGATCTCATAGGTTTCCCAGTACGTGCAGTGAGCCTTCATGACACAGACGTGAAGGATCTCGCGTGAGAAGTTCTCGACACCAAGCTTCTCAATGTCGGCCAGAAGGTAGCTCGATGAGCCGCAGTACTCCTTCCAATCAGACTCAATCTTGAACTTCTTTCTCTTACCCTTGACTTGCTTGGACTTCGAAGACCAGAAAAACTTCTTTCCGATGTAGGATTTACCGGTCGGAACGTGGGTAATCTTATACACGAATCCCTGAATATTCTTGGGATCCGCATCGGTGGGGAGTTGAAACGCTTTACCTTGATACATCCATGGATTGAGTGCCATGGAATTATGTATCAGTCTTCTTCCGCGAGCTGTCCACAGAATGGGCAATAGTCGGCCGAGAGATCAGCTTCCGGATCAAAGTCCATGTCGGTGTGATCGTCCGGAGCGTCGAATGGAGTCGCACGAATCGTGTAGACCACACGACAGGTGTTACAGTACATGTCAGTTTTCATGTGTATGTGTGATGCTTGGATTTAGTGTCCGCAGGACTGTCAGCGGATCTCGTGAATGTATGCCATAAACTTATGCTTCGCAGCTCGCGCAATGGAGCAGATTGCGGGAGAGTTCTTGAGCCGGATTCGTTCCACGTTGATAGTACAACGTCTTCACTCCCTGCTCCCATGCAAAGATGAGGAGCTGATTAACGTCCTTGACCGGAGTCTTTGGATGAATCATGATATTGATCGACTGAGACTGATCGATGTACTTCTGCCGCGCGGCGGCCTGAATGACGATCTCCTTCTGAGAGATCTCTCCAAAGGTCTTGAAGACTTCCTTCTCGTGATCCGTCAGAAACTTGAGATGCTGTACGGATCCACCCTTCGTAAGGATCGACGACCAAGTCTCTCGATCGTTCTTCTTATGACCCTCGAGGACACATGCCAGAAACGGATTCTTGTAGGTGAACTTGCCCTTGGCCAGATCCTTGACGAAGTAGTTCGAGTTGAGAGGCTCAACGGACGGAGAGACCTGACCGAGAATGAAGGATGACGAGGTGGTCGGAGCGATCGCCATCAGAGTCACGTTTCGACGTCCGGTTCCTTTCAGCAATGCTGGCTCGCCAAACAAAAGAGCCAAAGTCTTGGTTGCTTCCTCGGCTTTCAACTCAATATTCTTGTGAATGGCCACGTTGAGCATCTTGGCTTCCATGCTCTCGAAGGCGATCAGCTTGGATTGCAAGTATGAGTGCCAGCCGAGTACGCCAATGCCGAGCGCGCGCTGATTGACGGCAAACTTACGAGGAGCTTCCATGTACGGAATGCCCTCGGTCTTATTGATGAACTCCGTCATGACCGCGTCAAGGAACATCACGAGCGTCTGAACCGCGTCCGTGTCCTTCCATTCATCGTAATGAAGGAGATTCATCGATGACAGATTACATACGAATGACTCGTCTGGAGACGATGAGAGGGCTATCTCTGAACAGTTATGTACGATTACACGGTTGGCTAAAAATGATTCTGTTTTTGGCACCGTGATATCATATACTGGAACTTTTTTTTCCAGTTTAATCTTTCGAATCGTAATCATGTATAGTTTTCAGGATTGAGTTTGCTAAATTTTTTAACGGCAGGCGACTGTAAAGGATAGCCGAACTCTTTAGCCATCATCACAGCCAGATCTCGTCCATGATTAAATCTAAACTTTGTTAGATATTTTGGGAGTGGAGATTTTGGATTTTTCACATTGAATACCCTTCTAAAAAATTCCAAAGACGGTATCTCTTTAAGTTTTATTGTCAAGCTTCGAAATTCATTCAAGATATACTCATTTGTTATTCCACTGGAATTGGAATTGTTTAGACCCGATGAAGCCAGACTGTTCTTTTCTTTCGTATCTTCTGACACCCTCTTTCCTTTGCTGTGATGCACATATCTACCGCTCAAGACAAGTGGGTGATCAGTTTTGAACGATCCAACTATCTTGCCAGTTTCTACATCTCGACATGGCATTGTTCCGCTTCTGACCCTTGAGATTGCCTTTACACCTTCTTCTCTTAGCTTTTGATACATTCGTGAGTTTGCACTCTTATAGAGAAGGTCATTCCTATTGACGGCTAAGCGAGAAGAGTTACGTGGATCAAACTTTGCCATCATCAAGAATAAAGATGTTAGGGCTGAATTATGATAGCGGGTTTTATGTAGAATTTTGCAAAGAAGCAGATGTGCTATCAAGTGTTCTCTAGTCGTAAGTAACACAAGATTCTGTACTACATCCGAAGATCCGGGTAGATGACCTGAAATACCTGAGCGGCTTCTTTCTTTGAACATGAAGTCCGGGATGATATGATGCCGTTCAAAGTACATGTCAGAACCGCGTTGCCTATTTTCTTGTTTTGCGCGATTCATTAGTTCAGAATACACTCTTTTGTAGTCCATGTAGCATATTTATACTTTAACGGTATTTCACTACACTCTAGGTTAAGATTCAACCAATTGATCGGTTTCTATAAGATTTTTAGCCTTTACCCATCCTCGATTCTTCGTCAATATCAAGTGATCTTCCGTGCAGCGGATCGTCTTGCCTGATTCGGTTATGATTTCAATGAGCTCATCGGTGTAGCCGGTTAAAGCCGATGCGGTAACTTCTGCCCAAGCTTCAGATCCATCGACTATAGTTTTAACGAACACTCCAGAAGAGAACCTGCCAAACGCCCACATCTCATTGAATTCCTCAAGAGTTAAGGTCTTCTCCTTGACTCCAGAAGCATATTCAGATATCGTGATCTTGGTATCTCCAACCAGACAGAGGTTCGACGCGTTGATCTTCAGCTTCTTATCCTGATACACTCTTGGAGCGTTCTTATTTACGGTATCCGAGAAGAACAGGTATGGATAACCTGACTCGAAGCGCTTCTGAATAACCTTGCCCCATACTTTTCGCTTCTCCTTGTCTCCGTCGATCATCGACTTCATCCACTTGTCCGTGATCGTGACACCCAGAGAGATGTGCTGAATCGGATTACCGTCGTCTCGAATCTGAAGGAACTCGAGAACGTCGGGATGATCGATCGGCAAATACGCGGCAAATGATCCACGACGAACGTTGGACTGAGACACCACGTTCGTGACCGTCTCGAAGAGTTCCATGAAGTGAATCGGACCGTTCGACTTTCCTCCAGACTTGATCGTCGCACCACGTTCACGGAGCGCGCCAAAATAAGCCGACGTTCCACCACCCATCTTGGTCATCATGCCGACCTCGGCCGTCTTGCCCAGAATCGACTCCATCGTGTCGTCGACGTACGAACCAAAGCATGAGATCGGAAGTCCACGTGCGAGGCCAAAGTTGGCCCAGATGGGCGAAGAGAGCGAGTACCAGCCGAGTGCCATGTACTTCTCGAAGCGCTCAGCGAAGCCGGCCGACTTCAGAATCTTCTCGGCCGCCGCGGCGATCTCCTTAATTCGAGATTCCGGAGTCTGCCCATTTTCAAGGTATCCACGTTCGAGAAAGAGACGCGAATCCGAATTTAGCCAATAATAAGGTTTTGCTTCCATGATTAAAATAGATCTTCTTCATTGAATGACTTGTCGTTCTTGGAGTACTCTGTCGGGCGCTTTTGGAAAAAATCCGTAGCCGTGTTGCCGAGGACGTCCTCATCGAACCAGACGGTCTTATTCAATGCATCTTTATCTATGTCTTCAAATACTGGCTTGATGCCGATCTGAATCAGCGAATCATTTAGACGATTCTTGATGAAGTTTTTGAGAATATCCGCCGTCAGATTCTCGGATTGATAACCGTTTACGGACCAATCAACAATCTTCGCTTCGGCTTCGTAGGCTTCGATGCATTCCGAACGAATGCGTTCGATCAGCTCGTCATCGAAGAGTTCCGGATGCTCTTCACGAATCGTGTTGACGAGCTTCATTCCAGCCAACGCGTGAATGAGTTCCTCACGAGATGTGTAGGCAACCTGCTGTGAGGTGTCCTTGAGCATGTTGCGAAAGCGATTAAAGTAGTTGATCGTGTAAAACTGAGAGAAGAGGCTCACGTTCTCGACGTACAGTGTGAAGAGAATCAGCGAGTATACATACTGCTTTCGTGAATCCTTGTAATGCTTCTTGAGGTACTTACGCAGGTATTTGACTCGATTCTGAATCACGTCGAGCTTGAGATTCTCCTCGAAGATGTGCTCCATGTCAAGGACCTTGAGCAGGCGTTCATATGCATTGTTATGAATCACCTCGACGTTGGCCATCACGTATCCAAGATCCGTGATCGATGGATGTGGAAGATTCTCACCAACCTTGGCCCAGAACGTCTTCACGGCCACCTCGATCTGTGCGATCGCCGAAAGCGATCGAGTAATCATGTCCCTCTCGCGATCATTCAGATTGACCTTGAAGTCCTGTATGTCGGATTGAAAGTTGAATTCTTTATCGGTCCAGAATCCATGATGCATGGAATCTATGAATTCGGAAGTCCATGGATAGTGATCGGGTTTTCTGGAGATTTGTTCATCGAAGATTGACATAGTGCGTGATACAATTTATATCATGTCACGTCTCGAGAGTACACGAAAAAATTGCACGAAGATTAGTTCGTGCAATCTTACGAAATGATTATTTACGATCAGTCTCCACGATAATTTGAACCTTTACGAGGTCCGGTGGCATGATACATGTAGTTCCCATGCTTCTCATCACTCTTTTTCCTATCTTCAATCTCTTGCTTGGTTGCCGATCTCTGAGAAGTGACTTTCCATCCCCAGTAAGGATCCGTAAGTTTTTTGATCAGATCTTCAACTTTCGAATTCCAAACAATCTCGATGCGTTCATCTCCTTTAGATGGAGCCATTGCAGAACGACCAGTACCGAGTCCAGTAAAGGTGATGACCGTAGCGCCTTCTTCAGAATTTTCGAGAAGAACCTGCTTGGCGGATTCGTGGAGTTTCATATTATGCGCCTTGTTCATCGATCACCACATTCAACGTCTGACCATTGGTCAGCTTGATCTTGCAGAGATGACGATCCGCATTATAGCCGCGAGGTTTAACTTCCGTGATCGTGGCGCCCAAAAGCGCATGATCGTCGGCAGGTTCAAGCAGAGTGGCCGGATCATGTAACAGTTGACGCTCTTCATCTGAATTGGCCTGAACTACTTTGTTGGCCTTATCATGTTTGGAGCCGTAGTTGCCCTTACGAACCGAGATTCGAATTTCTGGAAAGGCAAAGGATTCGACTTCGACAGCAAAGCCATCCTTCTTACCATACACTCGACCATCGGTGCCTTCGGAATGCTGAGTCATGAACCTTGTCGAAAGGTCTTTATATCCTAGCTTGCGCATCAGCTCATACACCTCACGCGTATGAATGTTTCCTTTGCGCGCGGCATACTTAGGATCTGTAGGATAATTTTCCAGATGTCCTTCCAGCAAGACTCGTTTAGTTGCTTCGGTCAATTTCATTTTCATTTGAATTAAAATACTTAAACCTTGACTTTAACCGTGGGAACCTTGGCTTCCTTGCCGAGCTCGTACAGCTTGACGATGCATTTGGTTCCATTCTCGTGAATGAGCTGCTCGAGCTCATCCTTGGAGAGAAGAACGACGGCTTCCTCGCCATCCTTGTTGCATTGCGCGGCGTACTTTGGCTTCTCGCCGGACTTCTTGGGAGCCGGAGTTTCAATCTCGGGTTCCTCGGCTTCTGGAGCGACGTCGGTATCGGCCGGCTCTTCGGAAGCAGGCGCCTCGGCGGCCGCGTCCTCTTCGTTCACGGCCGGACGAAAGTACGAGTGACTCCGCATTTGTTCGGGAGTCTTGGCGGCCAGAACGTTGTTCTTCAGGATGCCTTTGATCGATTCATTGAGAGATTTCATTTGATCTTATTTATACGTTTGAGTTTCTTGCGTCGAAGAGGCTTGGCGGCCATGACGGGATCGAAGGATTGCACGGCCTGAGTGGTCATCTGACCGCCTCCACCGCCACCGATGGCTCCAACTCCCATGTCTTCCGAGATTGGAAATATGTCTCTGAGATTCTTCATACTTCTTGCAGTCGTTTGGCCACCATCAGATCGATCGTGACACTGTTCATCATGCCCTCTGGCAGATAGTCAAGGAATAACAAAAAGGCTTTCAGTGCCGGCCACAACTCACGTTCTATGCGATAGAACATCATGTGATTGGCCGCCGCGATCGGAAAGACGTTGTACAGAGTGATCAGATGATTCAGTACGAGCCTTTCCTTGATCTCTCCGGTCTCGATGTACCGTCTGAGCAATCGCTTCACGTACTTGAATCTGGCCAGATCCTCATGAAACTCCTCAATCGAGAGACACTGCGGATTGTTGTAGTGCCTCACGGCGTACGATTCAAAATTCTTCTCGTTCAGTTCATCAAACAGCTTAATCATGACAAAAGTACTTATACTCGTTGCCGAGATCAGTACATGAATGTGATCGGCGCCGCGTAGACCGTACTGGATCCACTCGACAGAAGCATGTCGCTAGCATCCTTGAACAGGTACGTCGCTTCATTAGAATTCACCGTACAGGATCCAATGGTATTGCCCTGACGATCCTGACGAATCACGACGGCCTGAGTGGAAGCGTTGCCAGAAAGCTGAGAGATCAGACGAACGACGAGAGCGAAGTTCAAGGTTGAACCCGCGGAGGTTGAAAGTGATACTTCGGAGCCAACAAGATTAAGTGCGCGCATATGATTCTATTTATTCTCCGGCCTTGTAGATGTATCGGCCGTGTTGTCCAACATCCAGAAAGATGTCGACATTGTTTTCGATTCCCAGATTCTTCAGATACGAGAGTTGGCGTGAAGTCATTCGAGAATTGGTATCCATGTCAACCAGTATCTGATTTGGCTGATGAACCAGCCGTGCCCATCCACGTTTACCAAGGATCTCGGCGGCTTCCAAGCCCTGTCCTCGACGCTCTTCCCACTCGTCACCAAGGATCTTCTCGGCTGCTGGACCATGATCCATGCGACCGGATACCGACGTCTCGACACCAGAAGGAGAGAGCCAACCGCCATAGCCGCGTCCTTCACACACCAGTGACTCGGAGAGACGTTTGTTCAGCTGATCCTTATGCAACTGATAGAACGTGACCAGTTCTTTGGAACGAAGCTCCGAGAGCTCCAGATTCATCTCCAGCTTTTCTGGAATCTTGTCAGCGTCGATGCCATCTTCAATCATCTTTCGAATCTCACGAAGAGCCTCGAAGTTATTGGACGTGTAGAACCGATCGAACTCGTCGAAGGCTTCGGAGCCGGCATGGCCACCTTCACTGAGAAGAGCGTTCTTTATGGTCTGATGAAAGGAAGACATCTGCTGAGTGGATTAACCTTCGATGTTCTCGAGCTCCATACACACGTCGGCCAGAAGCGCTTGAGCCTTCTGAACCTTCATGAAAAGGTGAGTGTTCTTGAAGTCCGCGTTCCGAGGAACCACGCCCTCGCAGCGTTCGATGACTTCCGCGAGGTCCTTCAGAGCGTCAACGAGCGCGTTCTGTGGAACCGTCGTGTCTCCCTGATCCGTCTCGACTTCCGCAGACTCTTTCACGGCACCGTTGGTATTCTCGGCATGCTTGGCACTCACTTCCGCCGTGCCGTCCCAGCCCTTGGAGTCTTCTTCGACCTGAATGCCCAGGTACTTCTTGAGGCCGTCGCCGTAAGAGGTAATGAACTTCTGAAGCTCGGGTTGCAGACGAGAGTCGATGCCGTCCGTACCTTGACCGGAGAGGATCTGCTTGAGCTCCTTCTCGTGATCCTTGGCATAGCGCTTATCGAAGTCCGACATCTCGCATTCCGTCAGAGTCTCTTCCTTGACGGTCTCGTGATACTTCGAAGTTCCCTTGCTCAGAACCTTCTTGATCTTGTCGGCCACCGGCTTGGTAGCCTTGGCATGTTTGACATGCTTAGAAGCGTTGACGGCGTCTTCGCCCAGAAGAATTGCAATAGCCGATTCCTTCAGGCCAGGACCAGTGAGTCCTTTGGGCATGGATTCCGCACCCTTATGAGTGGTTCCGGTGGCCTTGGGAGCCTCCGCATTCAACTTGCCAGAGGGAGCCGTGTCTTTGACTTTCTCGGCCGATTCAGTGCCAGATTGCTTGGAGCCAGTCGCCTTGGGAGCCGCGGCGTTCTGTGTACCGCCTTTGGTCGTATCCTTCAAGGACTCGGCGGATTCGGCGCCGGCTTGCTTGGTGCCTTTGGCTTCGGGAGCCTTGGCTTGCTTGGAGATTGAACTCTTGATGTCCTTGACATCCTGCTCGACCTGTTCCATCTCGTCGTAATGCTCGGGCTTGGTCGGACTTGTGCCCATCGGAAGAGCAGGCTTCGACTTAGAATCCATGGATTCCGTACCAGTCTGCTTATCCTGATTCACGTCGTGAACTTTGTTGATCACATGAGCGGCCTTGAAGCGCTTCTCGCCTTCCGCACGAGGTTCCTCAACACCTTCCTTCACGGAACGTTGAGCGGCATAATAGGCACCGAGGGCCATGTTGATGCGCTCGGCTTTGGACTTACCCTTGAACTTGGAGTCGTCGGAGTTCACGAAGTCATGAATCCATTCGGAGGCGGGCTGAGAGGCCTTCAGAGCTTCCGTGATCTCCTCTTCGGAGATCTCAATGGACTCTTCAATAGGAACGACACGATTCTTAAACATCGAAAACATTTTGCCGTCATCCTGCTTGATTAGAACTTCCTTCGACCAATCAATAGGTTTATAGTTACCACTAAGATTCATAGGAACTCCGCGGCCGTCAGTCTTAACGTTTGAGCGATCAACGATCACACCTTCTTTACCAGAATCAAGGCCAGATCCAGAGACGACCTTGACACGTGAGCCAACCTTAAGCGTAGTGGCCTCATCCGTCTTGGTATGAGAGGCCGGAGTCTCGACATCGGAGATAGGAGTGGTACCTGCCTTATCGACGTAGATGGATGTCGATGCGGCATCGGGCCAGGTTTCGGAGATGATGGTCATGGCCGCTTCGGCAATGGCCTGAGTAATTTTGTCTTTGATCATGGAATTGAAAGGTTGTGTTTTCTATTTATAGGTTTTTTACTTTGCAATCGGTGCATCGTGCCACACATTTGTGAACCAGACCAGAAAGCCAGCGGCTAATATGGAAGATACGAAGATCCAAAAGAACTTACGAAGGCCCTGAAGAGTATTTCCATCTTTGGCCTGATCGATGCGAATGTCATTGATCGACTTTTCGTTTCGTGTGCTTCGTTCCTCGATCGAGATGAGCTGTTTCATCAGTACACCGTTTGTCTGCTCGAGGTTCGAGATCTTCTCTTCGACTCGCGCGAGAGCCACGATGGCTTCCGACAACTTATCAATCTTCTCTTCCATGCGCTCTAGGCGCGCGCTTGTTGCTTCTTGAGACATATCATTTTACTATTTTTGAGACTGGCGTACTGGTCCATGTGCGGCAACTCCAGTAGTTCGCTTTCCATTTAGGCCCCGGATCCTCGCAGTGATGACGAGCTCGGTAGTTACGACGACGTGCCGGATCGTCCCGCTTGATCTCCATGTTCGGATCTCCGAATCCTAGCTTGATTACATTGCCATTGTCATTTATGACGTACACTCCGAACTTCTTGGGACCGCCGGGAGTACGAAAAGGCTTATTCAGCTCGACCTTGCGGCCATCATATTCGGCTTCCTGAATGTCCAGGAACTCGCAAAACGTCAAAACTGGAAGGAAATCGTTCATGGAAAGTTACATCTTGGCCGGAGGAACCGGCAGCTCCGTAGGCACCGGATTGACAGGAGAAGCTACGGCGATACGAATCGCATCGGGTTCCGTGCCGGAATCACACGCATAGGCGGCTTCCTGACGTTCCGTGGACTTACGACGATAGTAGTCGTAGATTCCGTGAATCGAGGCGTGAATGCCGGCGATCTTGTGTTGAATCCAGGCCGGACACTCATCGAAGTTTGGAAGCACACTGAAGAGGTCATCGGCCATGTCGGCGATCTCGTCGAGCTCATTACGCGTCATCGAGATCTCCTCGGCTTCGTGTCCACCATCCAGATGACTCTCCTGGACTGGCTTCTTGCCCGTGGCCTTCTGCGCGGCTCCAAAGTCCGACAGCGCTATCTTGATTCGAGATGACTTATCCATTCCCTTAAATCGAGGATCCGTCGACTTGGTGTAGTCGGTGATCCATTTTTCAACCGGATCCTTCTCGAGGTTCAAGGCTTCTTTGACCTTCTTCACGGTCGACTGACCAGCTTCAGTCGGAGGAGGAGTAGCCTCGTCCTCGTCGAGCTTATCATACATGTCGCGAAGCTTGCGAAGGTCGTCCTTATATTCGTCCTTCTTATAGAAGTTTTTCTCGTCGCGGAGGGGAGGACGAGAGCGAATCACGTCGGCCGTACTCAGATTCACGTGAATCTCTTGGCCGTCTTCGTCCGTGCACCAAGCGTATTCGGAATTGGCCGACTGATCATCGATCTTGTCGACCACGCAGTAGGCGCCGTCGGACGTACGGAGCTGAGTGCCGGGTCCGATCTCTCGATCTCCGCCCTCTTCGTCGACTTTCAGCTGGCTCTTATTCATGATCGAAGCTTGTGCGGCCGTCGGAGCCACGAAGTGAGCTTCCGTGTCTTCATGTGACGCCTCGACAAGAGCCGTACGAATCTGTTTCAGTGATTTCATGTTTTCTTATTTATGAGAGTGAAGCTTCTTGAAACGTTTGAAGTCCGCACGAATGGCCGAAAGTTCCGTTTCGCGACCAATGATGGTGTTCTCGGCCAGAAACTTCTCGATCAGAGTGCGATTCGATTCCTCAGCGATGAGTTGAATCATTCGCACGTGCTTCTCAGAAACCTGTGTGGACTCAGTCTTCACCAGCTCGTCCGTGTAGTATCCAGTGATCTCCTCGGGTGACCACTCATTGGCCAGAGACTGACGACCCTTGAACCAGGTGATCAGCTTTCCTTCAGGAGTCACGGACTTCGGCCAGTCCTGAGACTCATCCGGATCCGTCATCTCGAACGGACGATCATTGACCAAAACGGAACCGTACTTGACCGTAAGCTTATCGGAAGGCTTCAGCGTGACCATTGTGGCACCAGCAATGGCTTCATTGGTACTTTCAAGATCAGAGTAATCCATCGGCTTGCCGGATGCTTTGTTTGTCAAATCGCTTTGCGTGCGATTATCAGCCTCGCCCAAAATTTCAATGCGTGAAGGATTGTTTACGAGAAATTCTCCCTCACCAGAATCTTCAATGTCCGCATCGGTGGATTCTTCTTCAAAAGGATCGCGCAATTTGAAATCAGCACTGGGATCAACTTTCAAAACCAGCACGCGGCCATTGTCACCCGCGTAGCCTTTCGCGTCCTCGTAATCCGTGCTGATGGAATAATCACCGCCGAACGCTTGCCGCGCCTTTGGAATCTCGCCGGTCTTTAGAAAAAGTTTTAACCGCGAACCATTGATTCCGTGATAATAAACACGGTCGTGATATGGCACATTGTCCTGCTCGGCGGCATTAAGTTTTGGAAATTTAGTTTTGTAATCCGTCCCACCCTCCTTCAACCCCAGCAGATTCTCCAGCTTGGTTTGAAGCATCTGACGGTACTTCTCGACCGAGCCGTAATGCTGAATCGCGTGAGTGGTGTCTGGATGAGCGATCAGGCGCTTGATTGACTCGATGTCGGCCAGGCGGGTTGTCTCGTCCTCGGAGGCGGATTCCTGATATAGATCTGTCTCTGCAGAATAGTTTTTATAGTCCGAGATGATTGTCAACCAGGCGGAAGAACCCTGATCAGCTGGACCGACTCGTAGAACGACGTCGCCCTTTTTATGATCCGTGATATGTTCATCACCAAACTGATAAGAGTCAATCTCAGGATATCCAGCATTCTCTATGCCAGCACTCAGCTTAATAGGAGTGACGCCTTTGAATCTGTAAGAAATCTGACCTCCTGCTTTTCGAATCGTAGGTTTGCTAAAACCCATTTTTGTGGCCAGAGTATTGACATCCATGCCTGATTGGCCGATAGCTTCTGGCACACAATTCGGAACCGTTTTGCCATCCTTCTCCTTGGTGCCGATCGCCTTGTAGCCGGACCAGCAGGCGTCTTCGAGCCCCTCTTTCTTAGGTGTCTGACCGGGAGTGACGGCTTTCTCTTTATTGGTCAACTCGTCCGTACCCCATTCATTTTCAGGACCGAGCTCTTCCTCGACGTCGTCTTCCTTCTTATCAGCCTTCTTATCCTTCTTGATGCCCAAGAACTTCTCGGCTTCTTGCTTGGCCTTCATGAAAGCCAGAGGCTGACCGGTCGGAGTCTTGAAGATCTGATTGCCCTTGGTGCCACCGGACGGAATGAACGACACGATCAGATTGCCGGCCACGTTCTTCAGTGTAAACTTAGATCCGTCCTGAAGCTTTGCTTCCTGTGCTCCGGTATCCTCGCTCGAGGTCTCCCACTTGAGAGTACCCTCGATCATTACGTTTTTGATGGATTCTGTTAGATTCATTGAAGTAAAATCTTTATTTATTCATTGGCTCGACGTCCGAGAGCCAGTGTTTCTTGTTTCCTTCCGTGACCAGAAAGTTAGGACCACGCTTGACGATCTGAACGACTTCTCCGCCTTTCAGACGAATCGAGTCGCCAACATTGAAGACCTCACCACGAACATATGATTCGCGAATGGAAGACAGAGGAGTGAGCTGAACGTGTTCGCGAAAGTTGGTCGTCTCTTTTAATCCCATGCGCTTGCGAAGAAGATTGAATACGGAGATTGAATCTTCATAACCCCTCGGCAGGCCCTTCGAGAATGCAACCAGATCTCCATCGCGCGCGGCCTGACGCATCTTAGAGGCCGACATGCCTTCGACGTCGTCCGAGTCCGGATCACGATCTCCAGCCGAGACTACTTCGATGCCGCCAGGAAAGTCATAGAAGCCGCCGTCTTTGAGTTGCTGACCTTCGTACTTCTTCAGGAGCTTCGAGAACTCCTCGACTCGATCCTCACCGACGACCAAGACGAAGCGAGTGAATCCGTC